ATTCTGTGTCCGTTGGGGCATACGGGAACTCGGTCTCGGATGGTGTTGGGTTCGTAGCAGATGGGGCAGTCGTGGTCGCCGAGTTCGTCGGGAAGTTCTTGAGGATGTGCCATGGTTGTCGCCCTACTGCCTATTTTGTTGGATGCTACGAATTCGTTTTTACCGCTCCAAACTCGGTTTTTACGCCCCGTAATAAAACGGAATGGATTTGTAAAAACGGAAACGAGTTGGGTAAAGAAACAACACAACACCCCGACCAAAATGCCGACCTTCCCAACCTACACCGCCGAGACGGCACGCAACGCCTACAACGACTACTACAAGAACAAGAACTCCACCATCGACAGCGTGGCACAGAAGTATGCCGACCAGGGACTCACCCGCAACAAGGTCTTCGCCATCATTCACAAGAGTGGGAGGTTCCTCCAACGGGAGCTGAAGTGGACGGGAGTGACCATCACCCTCACCCGCCCCGAGCGGCAGATGAACAGAAACGAGATGATTCGGGCGGCGGGGGGCGACCCTAACCAAGAAAGGTAAGGCGGGAGCGGACCACCTGAAACGCTAGGTCTTGGGAGGAAAAGGAGGGGTTTGGACCAAAACTTCTCCTGGAAAAAAAACATTTTTTCCTGATGCCTATTTTTTTTTCATTTTGGGATTCAAAAAGTCAAAAAGTCTCTGTTTTCCTCCCAAGACCTAAATAGGTTAGACCACCTCCAACCACCTCCAAAAAACAGGTAAGGTTTTGGTCTTGGGAAGAGGTCCAAAAGGTGCCTCCCATTGGGTTCCAACCCACCAAAACCTTTCTTGGCGGGAACCAATGGACTACACCCTGCTGGCACAGTTCGGTGTGAGCGGCGGAACCCTCGTAGTGTTGGGCGTGTTGTGGCGTGCCTTCGTGTGGGTCAATCATCGACGCATCACCTCTCGTTGCTGTGGCAAGGTGCTGGAGATGGAGTTGGACGTGGATTCACCCCCCGTCCCTGTTGTCGTTCTAAAACCCCCGCCTGTAGTAAAGGATGAGTTTGGTCGTTCAACCCTACAAGTTGAAGGGGGAGGGGTCGGGGTTCCGCACCTACCTGAACGGGACCGCAGTGTCCCGCAAACCAGTGGAGTTGGAAAGAGCGATTCAGCAGTGGGATGCGTTGAAGAAGGCGGGGGAGGGCGACCGAGCAAAGTCGTATGCCCTGAGCGAGACGGACATGAAGAAGGTCATCCCCACACTGAAAATCATGTCCTACCCCGAGTTGTTGAAGGCAAGTAGCATCGACCAAGTGCTGGATGAGAAGGGTCGCCTAATGCTCCTCTACCTCACGGAGAATATGTCCACGGGTCACTGGGTCTGCCTGTTGAAACTGCGAGGGACAAACATCATTGAATACTTCGACCCCTACGGACACTACAAACCTGACGGCGAGAAGAAGTGGTTGAGTCAGTCCAAGCGTCGTGAGTTCGGACAGGACACGGACCACCTAACGCAACTCCTGGACTCCAGCGGGTATGTGGTCAAGAGCAATGCTGTTGCCTTCCAAAAGGACAAGCAGGACATCAACACGTGTGGTCGCCATTGCCTCACCCGCCTCTACTTCAAGCATCTTACCCTCCCGCAGTATGCCGCCATGGTCAAGAGCACGGGCATCCCCGCTGATGACTTCGTGACTGGATTCACCCAGCGTCTTATTGGGCGGTAAATAATACTCCCTACCTACAAATGTCCTTCTCCCAGCAGGTTGTGACAGGAAGCGGTGCGGATGGTGATTACGTCTACTACAACGCCACCATCGTCAATAACACAGTCAAGACCACGCAGGTCACGGATGACCCTGCGTGTGCGTTCGAGGACACTCGCCTGAACCCGCTCCTGCGTGACGCATCTCAGTATGTGGTGAGTGTGGACAACTTCGTGCTGAATGGTGCTACGAAGACCCTGCCCCTTCTCATTCCGCAAATCAAGCCCACGACCCTGACCGCCAGCGTCTCGGCAGCGACAGTGTCTGCGGATGCTCTGACGATTGTCTATACAGTCACGCAGACCCTCGTGGCGGGACAGAAGATTGACTCCCTGTCGGGTTTGACTGTGGCAGGGTTCAACGTGGGGGAGAGCATCCTTGTGTCCTCCACGGCAAGCACCCTGACCCTGAAGAACGTCAATAACCTGGCGGCAGGACTGACCTCTTCGGGCACGGGTCTTCTGACCTTCCCTGACCCAGCGGACATCAACACCACCATCTATACAGTTTCCTTCGGACTCCAAATCGGCACGGGGTCAGGAACCACTACGAGTGCGGGCACATTGTCGACCTTCCTGGCGACTGTCCCCATCCAGTGGGTCACGGAGAATCAGACACCCTATTTCACTCCGCCTGCGACAGCGAACCCTCGTCAGCAGGAGAGTCCGTATTACTACGTCTACAGCTACCAGCACTGGCTCGACCTCCTCAATAACGCACTGACGACTGCGTGGCGTGACGTGATGTATAAGGCACAGCTCACCATCGGCTGTGGCGGAACCCAGTGCCCGTTCTTTGAGTTCAACCCTGCCACTGGACTCTTCTCGGTGTGCCAAGACAGTCTGACCAGTTGGATTCCGTATGGTCAGAGCAAGCAGACAAATACCACAGTCACGAATGCCTCTGCTGGAGTCTCGGATTGGACCTACCCTTTTGGTCCTGCGTATGCTCCGACAACGACGCTCAGTGGTCGTGGTCAGGGCACGGCAGGAGGCACGTCAACGGGCACGGGCACGGGCACGGCGGGTGCCGTCAACCAACTCACATCCCTCTACGGCGAGCGGGAGTTTTCCTTCATCGGCATGAACACGAACCTGGAGGGGTTGATGACGAACTTCGACACTGTCTACTACGGAGGCGATGCCGTGTCGCTGGCGACGGCAGACGCCTTCTACTATGCCCCGCTCAAGGGCGTGGTGGTTGCCCCGTCCACCATCGCATCAGGCACAGGCACAGGCGACTGGATTACCGCATCCACCTCCGACCCCGTGTATTACCCCGAGAACGTCATTAACGTCATCCCTGAAGCTCGGTTTGACTCCATCTTCATCCTACCCCAACCATGGGCAGTGACGACAGTCACCGACGTCTACTACATCCGTGAAACGCAGGACTTCATCAGCACGGGGACCTTGTGGTCGCCCATCTCGTCCTTCGTGCTGAAGACCTCACAAATCCCAGTCAGGATGGAGCAGATGGCATCTCCCGTCACCCTGGGTGGCTCCAGCACAGGCGGGACGAACACGAGCGGTGCGGGACAGAGAGTTCTCCTTGAGGTGCCGATTGACTGCGTGACGGCAGACCTGTGGCGTGGGTATGTCCTCTACAAACCCCTGACTCCCATCTTCTCTGCCTTGGACTCGACCCAGCAACCGCTCAGCACCATCGACATCGACATGGGGTGGCGAAACCGCCTGACGAACGAGGTCGTCCCTCTTCGCCTCTACAACTCAGGAACAGTCACCTTCCGCCTCCGCTTCATTCGCAAGTAGCGTCGTTTAGTCCCAAAAAATCTTCCCGTTCTCTCCACAAATGGCGACAGAGGTGAGCAAGTATTCGGTCTACGACCCCCGTGTGATTCAGCAGAAGCCGAAGTATGCCGTGGAGAAGGGTGCCATGAGTGTGAACAACGTCACCTTCAACGCTCAGACTGCCAACTCGTCGAGTCAGCAGTTCAACGTCATTGTCCCGTCCGAGAACGTCTTTATTGACCGAGCGGTGGACTGGGTGAGCGGCGGAGTCATCTCCGTTGCCCTTACGATGTCGGGGTTGGGAGCGGCGTCGGGCAACGTCCTCATCACCCCTGGTGAGATTGCCCTGGCGGCGTTCCCGTGCCATCAGACTGTCCAGCAGATGACGGCGACGATTAACGATGCCTCGGTGAGTGTGAACACGTCGGATGTGCTGAACCAGGTGCTTCGTCTGTCCGACCTTGCCCTTCACCGCAAGCAGCGGACGTGCCCGACGATGCTCGACACGTATGCCACCTACCCCCGTGCCTCCTCGGTGGGCGGAGTCGACACGGCAACCTCGCAGGCGGCACTTTTCCAGAGTTCCCCGCTCGCCACGTATGGTGCTCGTTTTGAGTCCGACCAGCTCCCGAATGGTGCCTTCTCCCAGTGGTGGTTCTGCGACGTGAACGGAGCCCCGCTGACGACCAACAACGGACTCCCTGTTTCGACGGGCACGGGCACTGTTTCCGAGGTCTTCCACATCCGCTTCCAGTCCA